TGAGGCATCCGCTGTCAGAAATGCCCGGACAATGACTACCTGTGCGGAAAACAGGGGCAGGCTGGATAGGTATGCCGATTATGAGAGCAAGGGCCTTGTAATGGCGAAGGTGTGGATAGCCACCGGAGATGATCGTACCCGTGAATGGCATTTAACGCTGGATGGACAGGAAGTGGCCAGGGATGAAAACTTTATAGATGGGCAGGGAAATGAGCTGATGTATCCCGGGGATCCTGATGCCGCATCGGAAACTACATGGAATTGTCGCTGCAGTATGCGCAGCCATATTCTGGGAGTACGCGGCAAGAATGGGAAAATCACACCTATTGAGGATATGCATAAAAGTGGGCTGCACCAGGAGCAGATAGGGACTGAGCGTAAAAAGCGGGATATGAAAAAGCCGGAGAAGATAACGGCAAAAGAAAAGAAGGAAGAGCAGGAGCCGAAAACAGCACAGGAAAAGACATTTGATGCAATAAAAAGCGCATATACATATCATACAGAGCATAATGGGCTTAATCGTGTGTCTGCTGATGAATTGGGAGATACGGCTGCATTATATGCAGACTATGGTAAATTGTCTGATAAAACGCAAGAAGAATTTGCAGGCGCTCTTGATGGCTTGATATCGCAATATGATACTTCATTGACAGAAGTGCGCACCATGACAAAAATGGAATTTATGGCGGAACGCGATGCCTTTGCTTATGTTCATCACGATTACACAACAGGATCCGCAACGATGGTTATAAATCCCACAAAAACTCGCGATTATGATGCTATGATAAGCAGATTACAAGAATTGAAAGAAAACGGATATATTGCGCAGATTGATGATGAAAAAATGGGAGAATATGTTGTTACGCACGAATTTGCGCATACTTTCCTTGATATGGAAACCAAATTAAAAGATAAAAATAATTTTGTTGGTGAGGATTATGACAAAATAAAATCTGTGCGAAAAGAGATAACAGGGATTTATGATGAATATGTGGAAAAAATAGGGAAATTAGAAGAAAAGAAAAACGAGTTTGAGCTGCAATATCTTATGGGCGGAGCTAAAGACGAGGCATTAGCGGATAAAGCTATTGAGCTTGAGGATGAGATAGCAAAAATAAAAATAAGCGATTATTCCATGGTCAATGCTGATGAGCTTATGGCCGAGGCTTTTGCGCATGATCGACTTGGCGGCCAGCAGAATGAATATGTAAGCAGGATTATGGCAATAATAAATCATAATTTTGGGAGGGAATAACCATGGTTGATATGCCATATTTTATGACTAACAAAAAATGGTATCGATTTGATTATAAGAAAAAAATGTTTGTGCTTACAGATCTTGCCCCCAAAGAGGCACAGAAATCATACAAGGATTATATGCAGGAAGTAAAAAGAGAAAATCACGGCAAAGGATAACGGAGGTGAGTAAATGGATATTAAGATCACGGATAATTCTGCCGAAGTTCAGGCGGCCTTTAATGACCGGATAGCCCTGGTGCTGGGTGCCATAGGTGAGATAGCGGAAGGCTATGCGAAGGAGGATTGCCCGGTAGACACGGGGCGCTTGCGGAACAGCATAACGCATCAGACGGTAGAAAAAGATGAGTACATAGGCACCAATGTGGAGTATGCGCCTTATGTGGAGCTAATAGACAGGTACCACCATACAAATGGCAAGGCGCACTTCCTGCGGGATGCTGCTACCACTCATGGGGATGAGTTTAAGGCGGTTGCCGAGGCAATCTTAAAGAGCGAATGATAAAAATCGTGTAGGATCGTGAAAGATGCTACACGATTTTTTTATACTTTGAATGGGTACAATATGGCACATTATGGCACTCGAGTATATATATTATTATATATTATTATATATTATTATATATTTCTTTTGAATGTAGCAATGTAGCAAATGAAGTATATATATAAAAAGTGTGTAGTGAATAAAAATTCTATAGGAGAAAGTTTAACGTGGGGTACAGATGATACATCATGTTCACTAGATGAGCTGTGGAAGTATGTGCCTATTGTGCCATATAGTGCCATATAATACACATTATTTTGTGTAGGATCCTACACGGCTTACTACATCTTGACATAATTGTTATATTTGACTTATACTAACAGCAGAAAGGGGCAGCGCATTGCCCTTAAATAACAATCAAATCCCGAAGCACCGGGACCGAAGCAAAGGAGATTGAGAATATGGCACTTACCAGAAAAATGCTTAAAGCAATGGATCTTGACGATGATAAGATATCACAGATCATCGATGCCCACCAGAGCACGATTGATTCAATCGCGGAAGAGCGCGACAAGCTCAAAGCCGATGTGGAAAAATACAAAGGCGATGCAGAGAAGTTAGCGACTGTAGAAAAGGATCTGGAAAAGGCACAGGCGAAGCTGGAAGAAGCGGATAAGACCGCAGAAAAGTACAAGAGCTTGCAGAATGAGTTTGCCGAATATAAAGCCGATGTGGATGCAAAAGCCACAAAAAGCGCAAAAGAAAAGGCATATAAAGAGCTTTTGAAGCAGGCCGGGGTACAGGATAAGCGTATGGATGCCATTATAAAGGTATCCGATTTATCCAAAGTGGAGCTGGATAAGGATGGAAAAGTAAAAGATTCAAAGGATCTGGTTGATTCCATCAAGAGCGAATGGGCCGAGTTCATTGTCGCAGAGCATACAAAGGGAGCGCAGACCCCCAAACCGCCCGCCAATAACGGCGGCACAAAGATGTCAAAGGAAGAGATTTTTAAAATCAAGGATACTGCTGAAAGGCAGCAGGCTATGCTTGATAACAAAGAACTATTTTTATCAGATTAAGGAGGAATAAGATATGCCCGGAGCAATGGATAATCTTACAAAGGCATCGGATCTTAAAAGGATCCGCGAAATTGATTTTGTTCAGCAGTTTACTCATAGCAGCCTTGCAAAGCTGATTGAGGTGCTGGGCGTAACCAGAAAGATCCCCATGATGGAAGGTACCACAATGTATGTGTACACCATGAGCGGAGAGCTGGCAAATAATGGTCTGGTAGGTGAAGGAGAAGTTATCCCCCTTACCGAGATCGAGCAGGAAAAGACCCCTGTAGGCGAGATCACTCTTAAGAAGTGGCGCAAGGGCGTTTCTGCAGAAGCAATCAAGAAATCCGGTTATCAGACCGCAGTACGCGAAACAGATGCAAAGCTGCTTTCACTTGTTCAGCAGAGCTTAAGATCAGATTTCTTTGGTTTCTTAAATGGTACCATTTCAGGATCCACTCCCGTAGTAGGTGCCGGTCTTCAGGCAGCACTGGCAAATGCATGGGGTGAGCTGCAGGCACTTTTCGAGGATGATACTGCACAGGCTGTTTACTTTGTAAACCCTAAAGATATCGCCAGCTATCTTGCCACTGCCAACATCAGCGTCCAGACTGTATTCGGTATGAACTATGTGGAAGATTTCCTTGGTCTGGGTACCGTTATCATAAGCAACAGGATCACCCAGGGAACCTTCCTGGCAACTGCAAAGCAGAATATCATTATGTATTACCTTACCATGAATGGTGATGTAGCTGATGCATTCGGCCTTGCCGCTGATGAGCTGGGTTATATCGGTATCGCATCCGGTATCCAGAATACCGAGCGCGCGCAGATCGAATCCCTGGTAATGGATGGCATACAGTTCCTGGTAGAGTATGCCGCTGGTGTTGTCAAGGGCAGCATCGACGATTCTTTTCTCACTGATCTTACCGTAGCGGCCGATGCAGCTGATGCAACCTATCCTTGGACTGCACTTAAACCTGCAGATTTCCAGGCTAATGTAGCAGTAGCAGGCGGTGAGATCACCGGTGAGCTTACCTTCATCGAAGGTGGACTTTCACCGAGCGGCCCTCTTGCAGGTGATGGATACTTCCTGGCACTTAAGTTTGACAACTTTTCAAGTGGCCTTACTTATGCAAATGTTAAGGTTGGTCTGGTACCTTCCGCATCTGGTATGGATCTTGTTACGCTTGATAACGACAAGAATGCCGTATTTAAGATCACCGATAAGGATACCCAGACACTTAAGGTTGTACAGAGTGATGCACAGGGCCACACTAATATCCAGCTGTTTGGTTTAAGTGGCTTAACCCTGGCAGAAGGAGTATAAAAGATGTATAAAGCCTTAACCGACTTTATTGATCTTCAGGATAATTATCGTAAATACCGCGCGGGGGATACTTTCCCCCGCAAGGGTTACGATCCCGGAGAAGAGAGAATAGCAGAGCTGGCAGGCACCAATAACAAGCGTGGCTGTGCGGTAATCGCGAAGGTGGCTGAAAAGGCCGCTGATAAGCCCGTAGAGAAGCCCGAAAAGGAAAGGGTAGAAATACCCGAAGAACCTGTGGAGAAGAAGCCCACGAAGCGCAGAGGACGCAAAAAAGATGCTTAATGCAGTATGCCTTGAGGTTAGAAACTTTTTTGATAGGAACCAGCCCAAGATATTCGGTGATATCGTGATATCTGATGGCGCAATAACGAATGCTGATTTTCTGTTAGATATACAGGAAAATCAGTATTTTCGTATTGTAGGCAGTGTGTTTAATGATGGGGTATATCAGTACACAGACAAGCTGGAGCTTACTGATGAAGTTTTTAATGGCGCGATCTGGCTTATGGCGGTGCCTAAAGATTTTCTGGCGCTGGTAGCGGAAATATCCGACTGGCAGCAGAAGAATGGCGGCGTAGATTCACAGGCAATGTGACCTTTTACGAGCGAGAGTTTTGGCGGATATTCTTACAGCAAGGCAGCCGGGAGCAGTTC